TATTGGTACGAGAAATTCATCCGAGACTTACCCAACACGGTACTCTTAATCGCGGTGACTTCCGATGGGTTAAAGATGGTGATCTCTCAGAGTTCAACGGAGGTCCATTCTGTAGATGTAAATTCGGATCGTTTAATCCAGCATCTCATAAGCAGATTGTTAGGACATTGTCTGAGGCTGGCTGGTCTCCAACTGACAAGACAAAAACCCACGTAGAGACTGAACGTAACCTTCAACGGCTGAGATACTCTCGGGAACGAGATAAAGAGCTTGACATAAAAGTACTATCTGCTAAAATGGTAGTATTGAGGAAGTACGGCTACAAGATTAATGAAGAAAACCTAGCCAGTCTGCCCTCAACAGCCCCGCCCCCCGCAAGGCTGCTAGCCAAGCGAATACTCTACGAGTCCAGGCGGAGGACTCTTACAGAGCAGCTTGGCTTAGTTCAAACCGATGGTAGAATACACGGTAAGTTCTACGGCATCGGTGCTTGGACTCACCGTATGGCTCATCAGCAGCCTAATACGGCAAACATCCCAAACGAATTCGATACAAATGGGAATAAGAAACTACTGGGTAAAGAACTCCGCTCCCTATGGCAGGCGCCCACAAAGCGCCTGCTAGTAGGGGTAGACGCAGAAGGCATTCAACTTCGGATCTTTGCACATTACGTAGACGATCCTGAACTTACGAGGTCATTAGTCAATGGTAAAAAATCTGATAAAACCGACCCTCATTCCCTCAACCAAAGAGTTCTTGGCAAGATCTGTAAATCTAGGCAAGCCGCAAAGAGATTTCTCTACTCCCTTCTTCTTGGCGGAGGCGTTGGTAAGTTTGCAGAAATACTGGAATGCAGTAAAGAACAAGCCGAAGAGGCTGTGCATATCTTCAACACAAGGTATCCAGGGTTTGCTTACTTTAAACGAGAGCGGTTTCCAAGTGACGCTAAAAGAGGGTTTTTTGAAGGGCTCGATGGACGACGAGTTCCAATTCCAGGAGATACCTTACGAGATAGACAACACCTCTGCATGTCTGGATATCTCCAGTGTGGAGAAGCAATCATAATCAAGAGAGCTGCTGTTATGTTCGACCCTGAGTTGGATAAGTTAAATAGTTTCTTAGTGAATATAATTCACGATGAATACCAAACAGAAACACCTAACGATATGCGTATTGCATTACAGGTGGCTAAGATCGAAGCAGATGCGATAGCTGCAGCAGGAGAATACTATAAGTTAAAGTGCCCAATGGCAGGCAGCTATTGGAATGAAGATATTAAAGACTATACAGTAGGAACTAATTGGGCTCACACTCATTAGCTACAAAAGGAGAACAAAATGAAATACTTAGTTGAAGGTTCATATAATATTCCAGAGTGGTGGGATGTCATATTAGATGCAGAGACAAAAGAAGAGGCTGAGGAACAAGCCCTTCATAGCATTGAAATGTCTTATCCAGAGGCTATCGACATCGAGACTATTGAAGTTAAGGAAGTTGATTAATGGCTACTAAATACGAGATATTACAAGGTAAAACCAAGTGGTTTAGGTATGATCGCTTAAACGAATGGGGACGATGGTCTCATGTCCTGTACCTTGACTCTCCTTCTGTAGAGAAGGTTAGAGCATTGCAGGAAGGTTACCCCAGTGTTACTGGAATTAAGAACAAACTATCTAAGGACGAGGATGGTTATTTCATGAATATCGGTAGACCTTCTACTGTGAAACGTAGAGGGAGGGATGAACCTTTAACTCCTCCTTACATCTTTGAAGCAGACGGTACCACTCCGTACACTGGACTGGTTGGTAATGGTTCAGATGTTACCACTAAAATTGAGATATTCGATTATCAACCGCCTGGTGTTAAGGGCAATAAAAGTCTGGCCATTCGTTGGTTTTCATCTAAGATTGATAATCTAATCACTTATGAAGGCCCTAGAGATAATGATCCTCAGTTAGAAAGAGGAAGTAGAGGACTACCTGAAGCTCCTCCTCAGATTGGTTGGTAAATTTAATCACAGTCCTAGAAACAACGGAGAACTCCAAAGATGTCCACGAGACGTAGCGCCATCACATCTCCTGACGAGTTAAATCGACTGATCGCTGAAGCTAAAGTGTGGTTCGACGAGCTTACACCCGACGAGCAAAAGGCTCACCTACGCGAGCAGGCAAAGAGCTGGGCTCGCCAAGACAAAGATTAAGTCTAACCTATGTTTGTTCATTTGCTAGTTACAAACCGCAAGCTCACGCCCAGCGTCCCTAAGACATACTGGCTGTCAACCAGACGGTGTCGCCACTTCGATGTGGAGGGGGAAGGGGAGCAAGTGCATTTGCGATGCACCTAGCCTAGCTTCGACCAATGTACCCTAAGAACGCACCAGATTAGTGTTAGTCTTAGGTGAGGTTGAGGAAACGAAGCACGAGCACATTTGCCCCAAACCTTTGTGCTGACCTGGCGGGACTGATTCGGCACCCGCGGCAGTCCTGGAAGCAGGATAATACGGCCCGCATACCAGTATGTGGAGGCTAAAATCTAACTGGAAAGGGCTAAACCAACCTCCGTACTCAGGTAAAGATCACCCTGAAACGGCACACCTCCTCCTAGCTTGGCTAAGGAACCATGTGGAACCGAGTCTATGAAACTGCCAAGTGAACTGACCAGGAAATAATGCGGGTGTTGTACCGAAGGTTCGAAGCCAATCGGAGCTTCACTCCGATGTAGCACACAGAAAGTCCTAAGACACGTCTCCCCGTATGAACTGTGGCTCTGCGGGTTCTCTTAAGAGCATCTTAGGCAGCAGACTCTGCGATTACGCACCATAGGCTTAGGATGGCAGAACTAAAGAGTGAGTCCCTAGTATGGACAGCTCTCTGATCTATGTAGGTTCGAAGCCTACCATTCTGTAGCTAGTCTAAGAAGACAGTGCAGTCAGGTTGGGGTAACAAAGATCAGCGATATGCAGGAGATGACGGCATACTCTCCCAATACGGGTTCAAGTCCCGTTCCTGGGTCGTGAAGTGCTCGTAGAGAAGTGGTGGTTCCCTCTAATTCCGATGTGGGTTCAAGTCCTACGCCCCCTCGACAAGGTCCGAGAGGCCGGGGTACACGGTGTACAGGAATTAGACGCCATAGCACAGTACACTGACATTCCTGCAGGTTCGAATCCTGCCAGGCTTACCCAGTCAGCTTGTGGTGGAAATGGCATACACTGTCAGTGCAGTTCACTCAGTTAACCCTATCGATCCCCTTGAAGGCGACGGGACCGCTGAGACCAGTTGGTTCATATACCTTGGTCTCTCTGGAACTGAGACGCCGTTCGAAGTCCTAGTTGTTTAGGCGTCCGATCGGGTAGTTACCGAGGAATAGCCGGTAAGCCACATCAACTCAGGCTAGGCAAGTGGCCCTCTTACATGGGTAGCGACCAAAATGAGCCTCCGTAGAGTTGTAGGCCTGACTTAGGACTGGACAAAGCCCACGCCGTAACGTAAACAGGTGGAGATGAAGCGATGCTAACTCTCATCCTCTTACGTGATCCACGGAGCTATCTAATATTGTTAGCTCCTAAAAGACCGCCTTAATAAGAGGGGCCGGTCGCGCCCCCGAAGAATATAGGAGGTACCGCGATGAAATGGCGATTTGAAGAAGAAGCTCCACCGTGGGTGTATAATCGCCGACGGGATCCTTCGATGCGAGAAATGCTTGAGGAGCGGGACTTTCTCAAGGAATACGATGAAAGACTGAAGAAGGATATCAAAGACAAGGAAGCAAATGAAAAGAATAAGAAAATCCAGATACCAAAGTTCTCGTTTTTGGAAACCTTCTCATTGTTCTTTCTTTCAGGGTTCGTTATTGGACCCTTCGTAGCTATGTATGTTTACATGGAATTCATGGTCAAGTTATTGGAGAAAGCAAAGGTCTTAGGACCGCTATTACAAGGTAAATGAAGTCAATACACACTCTAATCCCAGACATCTACGCTCTAATCCAACGCAAAGACGGGTGGTTCGATGAACAACTTGCAGATCAGCTTGGAAGAGACGTTTCCCAACGTTTACGAAATCAGCTCGGCGATGCTTCTACCCGAGGGGGTAGTCTTAGGTTGTCGCAAATGGGTCCGAGATGTCCAAAGGCTCTCTGGTACTCAGTGCGACATCCGGAACTGGCAGCGCCTCTACCGCCGTGGGCGGAGATTAAGTATTCGTTTGGGCATACCATTGAAGCTCTTGCCATTGCCCTTGCGAAGGGAGCTGGGCACGAAGTAACAGGAGAGCAGGATGAACTGGTACTTGATGGCATTGTGGGGCATCGTGATTGTGTGGTTGATGGTTGCGTCGTCGACGTTAAGTCTGCTAGCAGCATTAGTTTCCAGAAGTTTAAGGATAAGTCGTTTGAGAAAGCGGATACTTTTGGTTATTTGGATCAGCTTGACGGGTATGTGGTGGCTTCCCGTAATGACCCTCTGGTACGCAACAAAGACCAAGGGTATATATTAGCCATTGACAAACAGCTAGGGCATATGGTATTATATGAACACACAGTCAGACCTGATCTCATCAGAACACGCATTAAGTACTATAAAGATGTTATCGGACAAGACGTTCCTCCACCTTGTAGTTGCAGAGTTATTCCGCAGGGGGCTTCTGGCAACATGCAGCTTGACATCAAAGCAGGATATTCTCCATTTAAGAATTGCTGTTTCCCGCTTCTCAGAACCTTTCTCTATTCCAACGGACCCGTCCACTTAACCAAAGTCGTAAGGTTGCCGGACGTTCCAGAAATAACTAGATTTAAAAGTGTTGACACGAAACAAGTTTGAGAAGAAGATTTATCTTCTACTAAAGAAGAATAAGGTTGTATTCAAATATGAGTCTGAGAAGTTTCCTTATATTTTGGCTCGTCATTATACTCCTGACTTCGTTATCTATACCCCCACTGGCAAAGTGTACATTGAATTAAAAGGTTATCTTAGACCTGAGCACAAAGCAAAGATGTGTGCTGTAAAACGACAGCATCCAGAACTAGACATACGGATACTGTTCTACGCCCCTAATAAGAAAAATGAAAAATGGGCAGTGAAGAACGGCTTCCGTTATGCCTTCGAAACAATCCCTAAAGAATGGATACAAGGACTATGAACAACATCTATACCCGAGAAGACATGAAGGAAGAGAAGAGAAGCTCTTGGTGGGAAGGATGGATACTTGGATTGGTTATGGGGGCAGGAACAGTATTGCTTCTCGCCATAAGTTTAGGCGCATATCTTGAGATTTACTACCCCTTATAATTATACTAAAATACTGAATCTTTATTCTCTAAGTGAAATCTTAGAGATAAACGAGGTGACGGAAGAAGAAACTTTAGAATACCTCGTAGAGAGAGAATATATTCACCTTCCAACGATTTTACCGATAGATTTATAAACACAAATCAGTAGATATTCATAATGATTAAACATCCACAAGACAGATACGAAAGACGAATACTTCGTGAAAAGAAAGCCAAGAAACGAGTCGCGAAGGTCAACAAGACCCGAACGCAAGAGACCGCAAATGGACATGATCCAGAAGGAAATTTCGGAGAACAACCTGAAGGATTTGTTAATCCCATTCTTAGTCCAACTGGGCTACATTCAATGGGATCAAAAGGTTAAAATCGACTTAGGTCCTTTCAAGGACTTAGGTTCTAAAGGGAAGACCATCCCTCTTAAAATTACACCAGAGAAGGGAGGTGTTGAAGTCATTTACTTGACATAATTAATGGCGCGGAGAAACTATAAGAAAGAAACAGCTTGGGAAAATACTCCTGAGCAGGTAGCCAGACGTGTAGCACGTAACCGTGCACGACGTAAGGCAATAAGAGAAGGTAGAGTACGTAAGGGAGATGGTAAGGAACTGGACCACGTAGGTTCACACCGTACTGGGTCTCTGAATAAGGTACCTACTAAGGTTGTCTCAAGACATGCTAATCGTGTTAGACAGCCTAAAACTAAGAGTAAGAGATAGTTCACCAAAAGGTGAACAAAGATAGAAAGGATAAGAAATGAATGACAAGATTGTACCAGAGATGGCTGGAGTGGATCAAGCCAAGGGAGCAAAGCAAGACCTCCCCGAGTTCCTCAAGCGAAAGCAAGAGCGAAGAGAAGCTTATGAAGCAGCCCAAAAGCAAGCTGACGAAGCTCCCGCCGCTCCCGCCGATCCCGAAGTCAAAGACGAAACCAAAGAGTGAGCACATAAATACTCCAGTGTTTGTGTTGTGACAAAAGGGGCCTTTCGGGGCCCCTTCGTTTGGGAGAACGTGAATATGTTTTGGCAGAATCCGAATATTTTAGATACAATGGATTCTTTAGGTTCTTGCCCCCTGGCAATTACCAGAACTACCGATAAGGTAGAAAAGGAAAGTTCACCAAGAGGTGAACAAATCGGAGAAGAAACTATGGAAACCAAGATCAACGTCTCTACCAACAATGAGTTGGAAACTCAACGTAAGTACTTGTTGAACCGTCTCTGGGATGTCCGCCTCACAAAGAAGAATACTGCGCGTAAGGACTTCCGTATGGACGATGACCCGACTCCCCATTCTTGGACTGAGCTTCAGGAGCGCATTGCTTCTGGTAAGTTCATTTGGGATAAGGAAGGCGAAGAGAAGGCGGTGAAGGAACAGAGTATTTGGAATCCCTTCACTTTCATCACGTGGCGAGACCCCGCTGCTCCGGCGGATGAGGCTGGCTACGAAGCCTTCCGACAGAAGTTGGAAACAGCTTACCTTGCTACACAGGACGACATTAAGATCAAGTCTCCTGAGGCTGGGTTGGAATCCCTCCGAACATTCGAAGCAGCTACCCTTTAATAAACTTCCTGCGAAGGAAGCAAGAAGGCAAGGCAACAGAGCACGAGAGTACGCCCTTCTCGCTCCCCTCTGTAAGCCACCCACCTACGTAGTGCGAAACGTAGGCGAGTACGTGGACAGAACAAACTAGCGGCTATGTCGCGCACGTTCTAAGAAGAACGTTAAAACCCCCGATGGCTTACGCTGTCGGGGGTTTCTTTATGACCATAATAGCTTCCAAGAGGAAGCAAGGGTGAAATCAATATTCGGGCCTGTACTGGGGTACCGGGTAGTTATTTAAACGCACCCACGGGCTTCCTAATGGCTCCTATAGGCCTTCTATTCTAGGTGGAGGATCTCTTCTTCGTGTCTAGGAGGTCTAATTCTTACTATAGCGTTTGCAGAACCTTTACCGTGCTCTCCGCCTCTAACACCAGATACTCTATGTCCTGATATGAACTCGGCATCAGGAAATTCTCTCTTAAGTTCTCTTATAACATCCCGCATAGCCTTAGGTCCTAATTCATTTGGAGATACCCATTTACCGGAGGACGCTTTAAAATCACTTCCTATCCATTCCACATGAAGTTCTTTACCACCTTTAAGTTCAGATATGTGTACAACAGCTTTTGGAACACCTTCTTTATCTCTAATATCAAATGAATGTCCAAATTTATCCTCCCTTCTACTTAGAGAGAAGCTATGGCCTTTAACCTTCTCAATAGGAGCTTCAGCAGCTGCCGCTTCCTTTAGTCTTTCAGCAGATCTAGTCACGCTTCTCATAGACCGATCTAAATTCCCCGCTACCGTTTCCTTAATTTCTTCCTTATAAGCTTTGACGCCAATCGCTTCGATTGGATTTTGTCTGTATCTAGAAAGTTGATCGTACCCTCCTCTACCTCTAGGTGCACCGGCTAATCTTTCAATCTCAGCACCTAATGGATCTTGGACGCCTTGGGTAAGCATAGCTGCATACTGT